ATTTAAGACTGGAGCTGATGGAACTGGTATAGGAGCAACAAGTTCAATATCAGTAGGTGCTGGTAATGACCTTGGTATGTATCACACTGGTTCACACAGTTTTGTTGAGAACAATACTGGTGACCTAACTATTTTGACAGATGGTACGAATGGTGCAGGAATTATACTTGATGCTGAGGATGACACAGTAGAGATCAAGTATTCTGGTACACTTGGTGCTACATTTGGAACAAGTGGTTTAAATATAGTTGCAGGGGATTCATACTCAATTGGTGGAACTGCAGTTTTATCTGCAACTGGAGCAATTGCTCTACAGACAAGTGCTGTAACTGGTTTATCTGCATTAAGTTCTGGACAAGTTGCATCTGATACTGATGTACTTTTAATATACGATGATAATGCAGCTGCTTTTAAAAAGGTAACCCCAGATAATTTAGGAATTACTGGTGGAGGTGGTGGTGGATCAGATGCTCTTGCTAGGGCTCTGAAAACTCTTGACCTTGTTGAGATAGACGCATCTTAAAGGATTGAACAAATGGCTATAAATGCACAAGATATTTTAGATACCCTAGCAAATAGTGTTACTCACTCTACCTTAACGCCAGGTGCAGCTGCTAATGCTGGTGCTTCATCAAAGGGTCAAGAAGTCAATGCCTATGCCAAGGCAATGAAAATCATAAAACAAAATTCTACTTACATAAACAATCAGTCTACACAAGATACTGCAACTGCTGATGCAATAGAAGAGATATTTTTTGGGCATCAATATCAAGCAGCTTCTCCTTATAGTAAAAGTGGAACAGGGTCATATACTGGTAACGTAGTTGAGGGTAATAATACTGCAAACGGATTTAATGCTCTGTTCCTTGCAAATGCCATAGACCAATTTAGACAAATAGATTCAGCCGGTGCAAGTCCGATAAGTGCTGGTACAGATATTAACAGCACACACTATCAGTTGACACAAGCACAGGGTAGTGGTAATATGACAATAACTCTTCTGGATTCAGAGGCGGCTACACCAACTGCAACAAGTGGAGTCAGTTTTCAATTCAGAAAAAGAGGTGGTGGAACTGCAGCTGCAGGATTAATACTAGGAACAACAGAAATCGGTAGGGCTACATCAGCAACCACATTGACATTAGATTCTGGTGCTGAGTTGGGAATGACAAACAATGGAGGGGATTCTACAGCACAAGAAGCAACACTTTATCTCTATGCAATCAATAATGGTGGAACAATTGAATTAGGTGTTATTAATGGTCAACAGTTAGATGAAAGTATTCTTCATTCATCAACAGTCTTGAATGGTTCAGCAGATTCTGCTGGTGTTCTGTATTCAGATACTGCAAGAACATCTTTGGCAGTAAGACTTATTGGTAGAATGAGACTTTCAAGGAATGATGTTACAACCTTTGATGAAGACCCAAATGAATTGGCTATCATAGGTATTGGTGGTGCAAGTGGTGGTGGTGAACTTGGAGCCGGTGAAAAAATAAATTGGGTTGACAGTAGTGTTTTTATTCAGGGTGCAAATAATTCAATAACAATAGATGCAGATGACAATTTTACTTTAAATACGGACACTCTGGTATCTATAAACTCAACCACCAAAAATCAACTCACGGCACCAACTACAAATGTTATCTCTACCACTGCAATAGATGCAAATACTCCACTTTTTACAGTAAGAAGTGCAACTGATAATAGACCAATTGTTACAATTCAAAATGATCATGATGGTTCTGGTGGTCCAGTTTTAAGATTAACAAACAATAGAGTAGGAGATGGACAAGATAATGACCAAGCAGGTAGAATAGAATTTCGTAGTAAGGATGATGGAACTCCATCTGAGGCAATATTTGTACAACAATTTGCAAATGTTGCAGATGCTTCTACTAGTAGTAAAGATGGTAAGTGGACTCTTCAAGTTATGTCGGCTGACACATTAACAAATAGATTGATTGCAAATAGTACTGGTGTAGGTGTCACAGGAAATTTGGCTATAACTGGTAATATGACAGTTTCAGGTACTACTACCACTATTAACAGTACAGTATCAACTCTTAAAGATCCAATTTTTGCAATAGGTACAGACGATGATGGTGCAGCTCCTGGCTCAGATGATAATAAGGACAGGGGTATTTTGATGCATTACTACTCTGGGACTGCCAAAACGGCATTCATGGGGTGGGACGAATCTGCTGCTGAAATGGCTCTTGCAAAAACTGTAACACTCTCAAGTGAAGCACTAGATGGAACTACAGTTTATGCAAATACTCATGTAGGAGCACAGTTAAAATTAGGAAGTGGTGTGGCAGAAGACACTATGGTTGTGTTTGATGGTAATGCAACCGATATAAGAATGGGTATTGACGATAGTTCAGATTTATTTGAAATAGGAACAGGTGCTGCACATGATACAACTGCAGCAATTACAGTAGATACAAGTCAAAATGTAAACATAGTTGCACATGATGCTGTAGACCAAGGGTTAAAACTAGCAGGGACATTGGTAACTTCTACTGCTGCAGAACTTAATATTTTAGACGGATGTAATACAACTGCTGCAGAACTTAATCTTTTAGATGGTTCTGCAAAATCAACATCATCCATTACCATTGCAGCTTCGGACGCTTTCATAGTCATTGATGGAACTACAACAAAACAAATACCTGCAAGTGATGTTTTAACTTATGCAGGATTCTCAGGTGCATTAACCTCTGACATGACAATATTTGATGACCAAAACAATGCAGATACATCCCTTTCAATAGGTACTAGTGGAACAGAAGCTCTTGTCATTTCAGTCTTGAATGGAGCAAGTAACAAAACAGCAGAGAGTATTTCATTTACATCAAAAACTGCAAGTTCTACCGCAAACACAGGAATGATGACATTTTCAGTAGATGAAGCCACTGCACAGTTGACGATACATGATGGTGGTATCAATGCAACGACAATATCAGAAACATCGTCAAGAGAACTCAAGACAAACATTACACCAATGAGTAATTCTCTTGACAAGATTATGGCACTTCAAGGTGTTAATTTTGATTGGAAAGACGGAAGAGGTGGTAAACAAATTGGACTTATTGCTGACGATGTGGCAGATGTAGTCCCAGAAGTAGTACAATTTAATCATACAAGTCCCACGAGTCTACAATACTCTAAAATGGTAGCACTTTTGATTGAAGGTATGAAAGAACAACAAACGGAAATAGATAAGTTGAAAAAACTTGTCTCCAAGTCAAAATAAATATAAATACTAATAACTATCAATGTAAGGAACTAGATGAGTGATTATACCCCAGAAGATATAGTGAAGTACTCTCTGTCAGGTGATGGAGCAAGGGCTAAAGAGGCAATACAAGGTGTATTAGCAAATAAAGTTATGGATAGTCTGGAAGCTAAAAAAGCAGTGGTTGCTCAGGCAATGTTCAACGGAGTTTCGGATAATGCAATGGGAGATCCTAAACCAGAGATTGCAGATCCAGCCCCAAGAACAGAACCAGAAGTTCCAGAGACAGGTACTACTGAGGTATGAAACAGTTTAGAGAGTTTAGTTCTCAACAACAGCACATAAATGAGATTGGTCCAGTAGGTGCCACAATTGCTGGTGTCATGGGACTTATTGGTGGAGCAATGGCTCTCAAAAAGGGTATTGAAAAGGTTAAAGGATATAGAGAAAGTCAAGCAGAAAAAAAGGCAAATGCAGAAAGAGATGTCTACGTTAATATAAAAAAATGGGATGAGGAACAAGGTAAAGTAGTAACTAAACCAGTATTGTATGCAAAAGCAGGTTCTAAAAAAGCCAGAATTAATAATGATGATTTGGAGAAGGAACGAAAAAAATTACAAAAGAATGAAGATCCTAAAAATGCTTCAAAAGAGGGTGAAAGAGATGCTAAAGACGATGCCGATAGACAAGAAAGAGGTGGAATTGAAGATGTAAAAGATGCAGAAACATATTTTAAAAATAATGGTGAAGCCCCAAATGGTTGGAGAGATGCTAGAACTCCGAAACAAAAAAAAGATGGTGAAAACCCAATTTTAATGACAAAACAAGATTATGATAAGGAAATGGCACGTAGGAAAAAAGTTTCAAAAAAAGGGCCTACACCAGACGAAAGAAAAAAACAAGCAGATACTAAGACAAAATTGATGAAACGTAAAAAAGAAAGAGAAGGTGGGGTAGACATAAAAAAACAACAGTTTAATTCAAAACTTCTCAATTTTGCAAACTTTATCAAAGAAGATGTCATGAAGGACATGAGAAAAATATCAAAGTCCAAGAAAGACATGGAAATAAAATTGGATGATGGAACTGAGATACCCATTGACCCAATGACAGCTGAAATATTTGTTAAATATATAGAGGGTTTAAAATCTTCAGAACAGAAAAAAGTTATTAATCAAATCCAACGAACTGAAAGGGGTTTTATGAAAGTTCTTGGGAAAGCACACGGAGAGTAATAAATGGCACTCACAACAGCAACCAATTCAATTGTCGATACCAATGCTAAAACTAGCAAAGTAGTTTCGGCTTTATCGGGTAATACAGATGAAGTAGCTTCGATTATTGCTGATGTCTCTACTCTAAAGTATGCATTAGTAACAGTCACACTTGCAGCAGCACCAACTACTAATTTTTGTATCGGTGAGATTGTTTCAACAAATGACTCTTCACCAGTACACATGGTAGTTCAAGATTACACTGCAGGTGCATCAACATTTACAGCCTACCGATGTACGAGTGGGACAGATAACACACCTTTAGGATGGGCAGCAGCTGCAAACTTAAACGCAGTTATCGCTGTAGGAAAAACAGTAACAGGATCTATAAGTGGATTATCAAGTCAACTTACACACGGAAGTACAAGGGTACTCCACATTGCTAAAACAATCTCATTGACTAAAGTATTTTGGAATGTACAGACTTTTAAAGCTATAAGATTATTCTTTGATGGTAGTGGTACAGAACAAACAATAATGTATCTTGGTGGTAGTGGTAATCTTAATTTATCAGAAAGAGGTGGTGCAATAGGTATGGGAGCAGCTGCAGGTGATACTAGTGCAGTTTTAGGTGATCTTACTGCAACAACTATCGGAGCAGCAGCAAATGCATCTTTCATAGTCGGATTTGAAATACAAAAAGGAGATGGATTTGGTGCACCATTATACGAGAAAAATAGTCTCTTAGGTTACTCCGCATATCAAGCAGGTGGTCAGTAATGAAAACTTATAACGAATTTCAAGACGAAATGATAGGTGAAGACCTTGGGGAAAAGGTCGTTGCAAGAGCTAGAAAAACTCCTGCAGAACGTAGGGCACAAAGAATGAAATATCGTAAGAATCGAAACAAAATAAAAGTGGCCGCCAGAAAATATAGAAAAACTGCAGGTTATAAAATGATGCAGAAAAAGTCTAAAAGAATGAGAAAGATGGGTAAGACTGCAACTGGTAGAGATATTTCAGTAAGAGGTGGTTCAGGATCACAAAGTAGACTTTCACAGATGAAAAAGGATGTAAGAAAGTGAAAACATATTCTGAATTTTTATCCGAAATAAGTGTTCAGCAGAGAATCAAAAGAGGGGTTAGTGCAAGAATAAGTGCCAAAAGAAGAAATATTACTCGGGCACGTAATCTAAAAAAACCACCAACTCCTGAAAAGGTAAAAGCAGGTTTAGATAGAGAACTTAGAAAGAAAGCCCTATCGATAGTGGATAAACAAGGAATATATAAGGATGCCACAGCCGGAACTAAAGCATCATTTGAAAAGAAAGCAAGTAAGTTACTGGCTAAGAAAAAACAAACTTGGACAGTAAAACTTAAACCAATAGTTAAAAAAAGAATGAGAGATGCTTTTAGAGATAGAACATCTGTCAAAAATCCAGAGTTATAACGGAGACAACCATGAAACTGATTAGCGAAGAAGCAACCAACGTAGAGTTTCTTACCGAAGCCACAAAAACTGGTAAGAATTATTTCATTGAGGGTGTCTTCATGCAAGCCGAAACCAAGAACAGAAATGGACGAATATATCCAAAAGATGTTCTTGTCAAAGAGGCAAAAAGATACACTAAAGAGTTTATCGAAAGTAAGAGAGCATTCGGTGAACTTGGGCATCCAGATGGGCCAACTGTAAATCTTGAGAGGGTTTCTCACATGATTACAGAACTCGTAGAAGTAGATCAAAACTTCATGGGTAGAGCCAAGATCATGGATACTCCATACGGAAAGATAGTAAAGAACTTAATTGATGAAGGTGCTCGTTTGGGTGTCTCATCAAGAGGGATGGGCTCATTGAAGCCTGGAAAGGATGGTATTCAAGAGGTTCAGGGTGATTTTTATCTCGCTACTGCAGCCGACATTGTTGCTGATCCTTCGGCCCCAGATGCATTTGTTGCCGGAATTATGGAAGGTAAGGAATGGATTTGGGATAATGGTCTTCTCAAGGAACGACAGATCCAAGAGTATAAAGACCAAATCGAAAAGTCTTCAAGAAAAGATAGAGAGCAGACACTCGTAAAGTCTTTTGAGGACTTCATCAGTAAACTTTAAAGTTTATATTCTTATAAATAATAATAGTAAATTTTATTACACAAAATAGGAGATTTTCAATGTCTGAAGAAATTTTGGAACAACAGTCTGAAGAACTGGAAGAAGAGCAACAAGCTGTGGCGGAATCTTCAGATGAAGGAATCTTAGACGAAGCTAAGGCAAAAGTCAAAGAGGAAGAAGAAGGCGAAGAAGAGGAAGAGGAAGAAGTTGAAGAAGCTGTTTCCGTTCCTAAAACTAAAGCCGGAATGATTAAGGCACTTTATGACCAGTTAAATGGTATGAAGAAGTCAGAACTTTCTGATTCCTTCTCAAAAATCATGGGTTCTACTATCAAAGAAGAAGAAGAAGAGTCCGATGAAGAAGAGGAAGAAGAAGCACCAATGGAAAACAAAAAACTCAAGAAAGAAGACCTTGAACTTAACGTCAAAGAAGACATTGAGGCCATCACAAATGGTGAAGAACTTTCTGAAGAGTTTAAGACCAAAGCTTCCACAATCTTTGAGGCGGCCGTATCCGCTAAAGTCATCTCTGAAGTAAACCAAAGGGTTGAAAAATTAGAGGAAGACTATAAAAAAGAGTTATCTGAAGCAAAAGATGAGTATCAGAAAAACCTCACAGAAAAGACCGATGGTTATCTGAACTATGTAGTTGAGGAATGGATGAAAGAAAACGAACTCGCAGTCGAAAAAGGTATTCGTTCTGAGTTAGTAGAAGATTTCATGTCAGGACTCAAGAATCTTTTCACTGAGCATTACATCGACATTCCAGAGGAAAAAGTTGACCTCGTTGATGATCTTTTCGAGAAGGTTGAAGATCTCGAGCAGAAACTTGATGAGTCAATCAATGCTAATGTTGAAACAAAACAAGAACTTTCAAAGTATAAGAAACAAGAAGCTCTTCGTGAAGTAACTGAAGAACTTGCTGATACTGAGAAAGAAAAACTGGAAAAACTTTCAGAGGGTGTAGACTTTGAAGATGACGAGCAATACAAAGAAAAGCTTGAAGTCATTAAGGAAAACTACTTTCCAAAAGTTTCAAATGAAACTACTCAAACATTGACGGAAGAAGTTGAAAATAACAGTCCAGAAAATGTTGAGCAGACTGAACCTTCTGTTGACTTTTACGCTAAAGCACTGAAGCGTCATAATATTAATTAATAACCCAAATTACTTTTAAGGAGATATAACAATGTATCTAGCTGAAGGACTACAAAAGAAGTGGGCGCCAGTCTTAGACCATGAGGACATGCCTAAGATTAAAGACCCATACAGAAAAGCGGTTACCGCCGTTCTTCTGGAAAACCAAGAAAAATCTATGGCAGAGTCAGGGGGTCAATACCTTTCTGAGGCTGCTCCAGTAAACAAATCAACTGCAGTTGCAGGTGGTGGTGGAAACATAGCATATGCTGACCCAGTAATCATTTCCATGATTCGTCACACAATGCCTAACTTAATGGCATATGATGTTTGTGGTGTTCAACCAATGACAGGTCCAACTGGACTCATTTTTGCAATGAGAGCAAAATATGATTCTCAGGATGGTGCTGACGCAGGTATCTTTGCTGAAGTTGATTCCACACATTCAGGTGATGCTGGTGGTGATGCAACAGCAGAAGCTGGTACAGCTTTTGCACAAGGTGGTGGTGGAACAGCCATCAATGGTGCAGGTGTTGCCACAGCCGACATGGAAGCCTATGGTACGCCAGGAACAACTTATGGTTCTGGTGTGTCTGGTACAGCCGGTGCAGATTTCCAACAGATGGCTTTCTCAATCGATAAGGTTACTGTAACAGCTAAGTCACGTGCTCTTAAAGGTGAGTACTCAATGGAATTAGCTCAGGATCTCAAAGCAGTTCATGGTTTGGATGCTGAAACAGAATTGGCCAACATTATCTCCACAGAGATTTTGGCTGAGATTAACCGCGAGGTTATCCGTACAATTTACTTCTCCGCTAATCACGGTGCACAACATAACACAACAACTGCTGGAATCTTCGACTTAGACACAGACTCCAATGGTCGATGGTCAGTTGAGAAGTTCAAAGGTTTGATGTTCCAGATCGAGCGTGATGCTAATGCAATTGCAAAGGTAACACGTCGCGGTAAGGGTAACATCATCATCACATCTTCAGACGTTGCATCTGCTCTCGCAATGAGTGGTGTAATGGACGGAAGTGGAATTGATGACACAGGAAATACCTTTGTCGGAACACTCAATGGTAGATACAAAGTCTACATTGATCCATATTTCAGTGCCTCGGCATCCAACTTCTTTGTTGTTGGTTATCGTGGTGCATCTGCTTATGATGCAGGTCTTTTCTACTGCCCATACGTTCCATTACAAATGGTTCGTGCGGTTGGTGAGAACGATTTTGCTCCTAAGATCGGATTTAAGACACGTTATGGAATGGTTGCAAACCCATTTAGTAATAGTGCACTTGATCCATTCACAGGTGCTATTGCTGATGGTACAAATGGTTACTATAGGATCGTCAAGGTGTCGAACCTCATGTAATTAATCTCTCTTGGTTTTTCGCTACACCAAGGGATCGTTAAAGAGGGGAAGTCGGGAAACTGGCTTCCCCTTTTTTGTTTTTTGATCCTTACTAAATATACTAGAAAGGATACTATGTCAGTAATTCAAAGCCTACCATCAAATCTCAGTTATCTATCTCCAATTGGATTTAGATTTTCTTTGCAGAATTTTCCAGATGTGAATTATTTTTGTCAAGCCGCAAACATTCCCGGCATATCTTTAAGTACTGTAGTCTTACCAATACCTCTTAAAGATATTGAAGATCCTGGCGACAATGTAAGTTATGAAGAATTGACAATTCGGTTTATTGTCGATGAGAATATGAAAAACTGGATTTCTATATTTGATTGGATTACTGCACTAGGATTTCCAACAAAAGAATTACAGAGAGAAAGACAATTATTAGAACAAAACATGGAACTGAGAACTGATGCGGTATTAACAGTATTGACTAGTAATATGAATGCACAAATGAATGTTAAATTTCAAGGTTGTTTTCCTCTCAATCTTTCTTCAATACAATTTGATAGTAGTTTGACTGATGTTGAATATGTCACTGCTGATGTTTCTTTTAGGTATGACATTTATAAAATAGAAAACTTATTAAATAATGAATCTTCTTACCAAGGAGCTCCCATAAATCGTAATGCATAGGAGGTGATTTGAAACTTGAAGAAATTCAAGAACTTTGGAATAGGGATCGTGATATAGACATTGCAGATCTAGGAATAGAATCTGTAAGAATCCCACAGATACATGATAAGTATCTAAAAATCTACATAGACGAACGCATAAGACTCAAGGGTTTACAGTTTGAACTAACCAAACTGACTAGACTCAAGACGGATTATTATGCCGGAAATTTGACTGAAGAAGAACTTGAGAAGTTAGGTTGGGAACAATTCTTGACCAGACTTATCAAGACTGAAATAACAAAATATCTTGAGGCTGATGAGGACATTATCAAGATTAAGAGAAACATCGTACTCATGGAAGAGAAAATACATTATTTGGATGCTATCATAAAGATGGTGATGAATCGTGGATTTCAGATCAAGAGTGCCATAGATTGGATAAAGTATAAGGATGGGATCTCATGATGTAGAAATAACCAAAGTAAATGAGGTCTATGTAAAGATAGATTCTGAGCATTCAATTGCACAGGAAATATCAGATCACTTTACATTTTTGGTTCCTGGCCATACATTTGTTCCTGCATTTCGTAAAAGATTGTGGGATGGGAAGATAAGACTCTTCAATGTAATGAACCGATTGTTGTATGGTGGTCTGTTACCTCATCTCTGTAAATTTTTATATTTGAGAGAATATACTGTAAAATTTAAATCAAATTTTAAACTTGATAAAATTGAACTACAACCAGAAGATTTACCAAGATTACCAGAAGCTGTAAAACCAAGAGAATATCAGATAGATGCTGTAAATCACGCTCTTTCTAATCACAGATCACTTTTATTGTCACCTACGGCATCGGGTAAATCTCTCATTATATACATATTAGTACGATACTTAAAACTGAAGACTCTCATACTTGTACCAACAACATCATTGGTTTCACAAATGTACAATGACTTTAGAGAGTACGGATGGGATGTAGCAAATAATTGTCATACAGTTTTTGCTGGAAGAGACAAGGGATCTGAGTTGCCCGTAATCATTTCAACATGGCAGTCAATTTATAAAATGCAACAGAAGTATTTTGAACAGTATGAACTTGTGATAGGTGATGAAGCCCATGGTTTCAAATCCAAATCCCTTACATCAATAATGACCAAATGTATCAATGCAAAATATCGAATTGGCACAACTGGAACTCTGGATGGAACACAAACACATAAACTAGTATTAGAAGGTCTATTTGGTAAGGTGTATAAGGTCACATCTACAAAGACTCTGATTGACCAAAAACATCTTTCACCTTTTCAGATTAATGCACTAGTCTTGAAACATCCAGATTCGATTTGTTTTAATTTAAAGAATATCAGTTACCAAGAGGAATTAGAATATTTAATAGCATCAGAGGCAAGAAATAAGTACATAGTAAATCTCACACTAGGGATGAGGGGTAATTCCCTTCTTCTCTTTCGTTTCGTAGAAAAACATGGACAGTTACTTTATGACATGATTCGGGAGAATACAGATGGAAAAAGAAAAATCTTCTTCGTACATGGAGGGACGGATACCGATACTAGGGAAAGCATTCGACACACTGTTGAGTCTGAACGAGACGCAATCATCGTGGCCAGTTATGGTGTATTTAGCGTTGGCGTCAATATTAGGAATCTTTCTAACATCGTGTTTGCTAGTCCTTCTAAATCTCGTATAAGAAATTTACAGTCAATAGGAAGAGGGCTCCGAAAATCAAATTTCAAAAAAATGGCAACACTCTATGATGTAGCAGATGATATGAAGTATAAAGAAAAGAAAAATTATACTTTGGAGCACTATGAAGAAAGGGTAAGGATTTATAAGGAAGAAAGATTTCCTTTAGCCACATACCACATAAAGTTGAAGACATAAAGTAATGTTTATTTAACCCCTACACCAGTATTATATCATCTGTCAAGTGCTTTGTCAAGTGGTTGACACTATATGGTTCTCATGGTATAATATTACTATAACTTTAGAAAAGGACACACATGGCGGAACATTATGTAGACAACCAACGCTTCTTGTTGGAAATGACTGAGTATCAAAATGAACGAAAAACGGCTAAAGAAAATGGAATAGAATTACCACCATGTCCAGATTATATTGGAGAGTGTTTTCTAAAGATTGCACAAAGACTATCCTTTAGACCCAACTTTATAAATTATGCATTCAGAGAAGATATGATCTCTGATGGTATTGAGAATTGTGTCCAGTATATGAATAATTTCAATCCTGAAAAATCAAAGAATCCATTTGCATATTTTACTCAAATTATCTACTATGCATTTATCCGCAGAATCCAGAAAGAAAAGAAACAACTATATATCAAATACAAAACGATGGATAGTAATTCATCTCTTGGAGACAACGTAGAAGTATCAGCTGATGATACCCAAAATTATGTGTATGAAACAATGACCAATGATCAAAAAGTAAATATGTATGAC